CGCTTCTACTGTGCCTGGTGTGGTGGGATCAACAAACCTGCAAGCAGTTGCTACTGACAACACCACCCTAGTCGCCGTTGGCAATAATAATATGATACTTACCAGTTCAGATGGGACGAATTGGGTGTGTGTTAGCTCTTCCGCGTCGGACGGTTATTTATTATATGCTGTAGCTTGTGATATTGTCGGCGCAGGTATGCGATAAAAACGGGTGTTTTGAGGTGAATAACACTATTTATTTTGAACAACTATCTTTTCAGGAGACTTTTATGTCCAATTTGCTCAAAGAAGCCATTGTAGATGCCCAGGCTTTGAAAGAAGCCGCCCTTAAAAACGCAGAAGCTGCCATTATTGACAAGTATTCTGACGAAGTAAAACAAACTATTGAAGGTTTACTTGAGCAAGACGAACTTGGCGCCGTCCAAGACACCTTTGCCCCCGATATGGGAGCTGATATGGGTATGGATCCCGCTATGGACGCCGGAATGGATGTTGACCCTGAAGCTCCCGTCGAGGAAGTCACAGAGGACCACATTCCTCTCGCAGCCACCGATAATCTTGCCGATCACGAAGGCAAGAACCTCGAAGAATCTCCCGAAGAAGGAGAAGAGGTTGAGTTCAATGTAAATTTGGGCGCCCTACAGGAAGCAATTGAAGAGCTTAAAGGCGAAATAGAAGAATCAGAAGAAGTAGAAATCACCGAAGAAGATTTGGCCGCAGTGCTTTCTGGCGATGACGACGTTCTCGAAGAAGATACGGACGACCCCGAATGCGAAGGAGACGATTGTCCAGAAGGCCCCGCCAAGGATCCCGCCGCCGCCCTCGCCGCTATCAAGGGACAGGCCGCGCTCCAAGCCGAAGATGTGGATGTCCCCGAAGATCTCGTAGACGCCGTTATAGAGCGCCTTACGGTAGATATGCGCGCCTCCCTCTCTGGGTGGGCTGGACGCTCTTCGGAGAGCACCGAGTACGAAATGGAGCGAGGCTTAGCTGCCCGCCGCAGTACTGAATATCTCGAAAATGATTTAGAGCCTCTTAAAAAGGCTCAAGAAGAGTTGACTTTTGAAAATAAGCAACTCAAACAACAAGTTTTACAATATAGACAAGCGCTTGTCGAATTGAAAGAGACATTAGTCGAAACCAATTTGTCAAACGGGCGTTTACTTTATACGAACCGCGTGCTTAGGAATACCTCCTTGAATGAGCGACAAAAGGAAACAATTGTCGAAGCGATTTCTAATGCTGGTTCTGTCACAGAAGCAAAGACAATATATGATACGCTTCAAAGCACAATGCAGGCTACCCCAAAACGTAGCCCCCAATCATTGAGCGAAGCCATCACCCGTCGGTCTTCTGTAATCCGTGCTTCTCGTCAAGAGAGCACTGCAGCCGATCCTAAAATGGACCGGATGCAAAAACTAGCAGGCATTAAGTAATGTTAATGTCAATATACAATTAAGGAGGTATTAAAAAATGGCTAGTATTATCGAAAGGTTGACCGAAGGCGTTGTCAACCGTGATATGCGCGCTGAAGGACATGCTCTACTCTCCAAGTGGGAGCGTACAGGTCTTCTCGAAGGTCTGTCCAATGAGCGTCAGCGTGGAACTATGGCTCGTCTACTCGAAAACCAAGCTAAGGAGCTTCTCCGTGAGTCTAGCTCCATGAGCGCTGGTGATGTCGAGGGTTTCGCTGCTGTAGCATTCCCAATCGTCCGACGTGTGTTCGCAGGCTTGATCGCTAATGATCTCGTTTCTGTTCAACCGATGAGTCTCCCTTCGGGTCTCATCTTCTTCCTGGATTTCGTGTTCTCACCAAATCTTGGAGCAAACAACTCTCAGACTGATCGCTTTGGTAACAAAGCTGATAAGTCTATTTATGGTACCAACCAAGTTGGTATACAAATCACTGGTGGTGTTGATCTTGTTGGTTCAACGCTCGCGGAGGACTTCGGTGGTCCGCGTACCGTCGGTGCCCGTGGTTATGCGTATGCATCACCAAGCTCCTCAGTCAACGTCACAGCAAGTAGCTGTTATGTTGAGCAGTTCAGCCTTTCAGGCGCAACTAACGCACAACTGAAGAGCATCTTGTGGGATCCAGACGTTCTCGCTATGAGTTCCTCAGGCGACTCTCGCTGGATTATCCGTGTTGATGTACCTCGTACAAACTTGACACAAGCAGACTTCGAAAACCTTGGTGCTTTCTCCTCATCCGTTGAGGGTACTAACAGTTTGAACTCTGTTGTGAGTATCACAGTTGGTTCCGCCAACACTCAACAGCTTCGTCGGCTTACCCACATGACAGGTACAAACCCCACTACCATTCAGTGCTACTGGGCAACCTCATTGGATATGTCCAGCAACTCTGCTGATGTTGGTGCTAGCAACAACCTTGACGTTATCTTCCCAATTACAGATAACTTCACAACTGCTGCAGCGCTTGGTTCAGTGGTGGGTACAACAACCTGGGGTCTCGAAGGTAGCGAAGATATCCCCGAGATCGACATCAAGGTGGACAGCATTGCTGTTACCGCACAGACCAAGAAGCTCAAAGCTAAGTGGACACCAGAATTGGGTCAAGACCTCAACGCATACCATAACTTGGATGCAGAGGTGGAACTTACATCGATTCTCTCCGAGCAAATCGCTCTTGAAATCGACCGTGAGATCCTTGCTGACCTCGTTAACGGTGCAACCGCTGCTGTGTACTACTGGTCACGTTCTCCCGGTCTCTTCTTGAACCGCGAGACTGGTGCCGAAGTTGGTGCTAGTTCTGCTGCCCCCGACTTCACCGGTACAGTATCCGAGTGGTATGAGACTCTCATTGAGACAGTCAATGATGTTTCTGCACAGATCCATCGGAAGACTCTCCGTGGTGGTGCTAACTTCCTCGTCTGCGGACCTGAAGTTGCCAACATCCTTGAGTTCACCGCCGGGTTCCGCGCTTCCGTCACAGCTGATGACGAGAAGGGTTCTGTTGGTGCCGTTAAGGTTGGCTCGCTGAGCAAGAAGTTCGACGTTATCGTTGATCCTTACTTCCTCCGCAACGTCATCCTCATTGGTCGCCGTGGAGGCTCATTCCTTGAGTCTGGTTATGTATACGCACCTTATGTGCCACTACAAACTACTCCCACAATCTTCGGACCCGAAGACTTCGTGCCTCGCAAGGGCGTGATGACTCGGTACGCCAAGAAGATGGTTCGCCCCGATATGTACGGCCTCGTCGTCATTCGCGGCCTTCTAGGTGAGTCTGGTGCAACTAGCTAATTAAAGCTTTAACGCACGCTAATAACGCAAAGCCCTCTTTCGAGTTATTTCGGAAGGGGGCTTTCGTTTATGGCCAACTACTTATGTGTGCGGATCATAAGACATGTCTGAAAAATACCGCCGCCAATTTTTTGAGATTTTCACTTTTCATTTTTTAAAACTACTTATTACTGTACTTTAAGGAGGATCATCATGCATCCAAGACGACGTTTAATGTTGAAGACGCGCCAGCGCCGCCAACAAGAAGAAACCCTAGTAGAGGCCCCCAAGGCCGCCCCCAAGGCCGCACCAGTTAAAGAGGAGGCCGCTGCTCCAGCACCTGCTCCCACGAAAGCTCCCAAAAAGGCCACGAAAGCTTCTACCAAGCGTACAAAAAAAGCTTCTTCATAGCGGACAAGATAAATTAAAAGTTCGTGATGAAGATTTGCTTTCAGCATTACTATTTATGTAATAGGAGTACGCATGTATGCCGACGAATCTAAGTCCAGTTTCTAAAACTAGCGCAGTTATTTTATCATCCACTGGTTCTACAACTGCGGTCACCGGCACATTGCCGTTTGGGGTCTATACAGGTTCAGTACCTTTCCTAAGTGGTGCCTCTGCTCAAGTTTCTTATGTATATAAGAAGCTTGGGGGTGATGTAGTAGATATCGAGCTTACGCCCGGTAATGTGTATGCGTCCTATGAAGAGGCAGTATTAGAGTATTCCTACATTGTTAACCTACATCAAGGTAAAAATGTTCTATCGAATGTCCTAGGCTCCCAGACCGCATCCTTTGATCACAAAGGAGATATCGTATCTGGACCCTCTGGTTCAAATCTTAAGTATCCTCGCTTCTCCTTGGGTTATTCAAGACGCGTAGGTGATGCTGCAGCAGCAGCAGGCGGTTTTGGTGGGACAATCCCACAATATTCGGCTTCCTTTAAGGTTGTTCGGAACCAACAAGACTATGATCTGCAAAGTATCATCCAGAGTGCTTCGGATTCCGGTGTGGATGATGGAGGTGACGCGGTAGATTATTCAGGTAAAGTCGGAGATAAGAGAATAATCGTTACGAAGGTATATTATAAATCTCCCCGTGCAATGTGGAGGTTTTACGGATACTATGGGGGCTTGAATGTGGTTGGCAACTTTTCAACTTATGGGCAATTTGCTGATGACTCTACATTCGAGGTTATCCCTACATGGCAAAACAAGCTCCAAGCGATGGCATATGAGGATTCGATCTATACTCGAACTTCTATGTATTCTTTTGAGCTTATAAACAATAGGCTTAAACTTTATCCCTCCCCAGAACACTATGGATTTGGGGATGCTTTAAATGACCGTTTTTGGGTGAGATTCTATGTAGATTTAGAACCCTATGAGTTAGATGGGAGCGTAAATACCGGCATTGAAGGGGTGAGTAATATAAACACCCTCCCGTTCGACAATATACCGTTTGCAAACATCAACGCAATTGGACAACAATGGATTCGCAAGTATTCTCTCGCTCTATGTAAAGAGATGCTAGGGCAAATTCGTGGCAAATTCACTACTATTCCCATTCCTGGCGAAAACGTAACGCTAAATCACTCAGAATTGTTATCACAAGCAAAAGCTGAACAAGAATCACTCAGGGACAAGTTGAAGGAAATGCTCAAGGAGACTGAATATGTTGCACTGGCCAAGCAAGATCAAGAAATTACGGATGCAGCAACCAACGTACTGAAGGTCACACCGTTGCCGATTTTTGTGGGGTGATAACAGATGTCTAATGAATGGAAACGTCCAGATTCTCCACCCCCTCCTCTTTTCTTAGGTAAGAAAGAGCGTGATCTTGTTAAACAAGTCAACGACGAGTTAATTGAGAAGGTAATAGGACAACAGATATTGTATTATCCTATTGATCTTGAGCGCACGAAGTTTCATGATTTATACGGCGAAGCCATTGAAAAAACCTATCTTCCTCCTATTCGCGTTTATGCATTGGTCGAATATACAGAGTATGTTACCACATATTTAGATGGTGTAGGCGTCGATAAGTCATGGGAGGTTAATGTACATTTCCATAAGAGAAGATTAGAGGAAGATCAAAACCTTTATGTCCGTGAAGGTGATTTTGTTTTATATAATGATAATTACTATGAGATCGTCATACTGAATGAGCCTCAACTCTTGTTTGGTCAAGCTGGTCAAACATTTGAGATCGTCGCCCAATGTAGGAAAGCTAGACAGGGACTTTTTGATGCTACCTGATAATTTTGATTTTGCAATGTTGCCTACGGGTTCGGGAGAAT